ATTTATTACTTCTTTAGAGTTTTTTTGGTCTTCTTTGTTTTCTTTTTTGTTGCCATGTTCTTTAATCTCAACTTTCCGTGTTTCTAATGACGCTTGTGGCGCTATTATTATTTTATCCATTTATGATTCTCGCTTTTGGTTTTTTGGGTTCAGTCTGCATGGATAACCAGATTTAATCCATGCAGACTGACTTTAGACCAGAATGAGAATTTAAACGAAGAGGAATTCATTCAGTCGAATTCATCTCTTATTAAACACTGAATAACACGGTTATCAAAAAACATGTAAACAAAAGAATCAAATATTTAACTCGTTACTGAACCATCGTTCCCTTGCCAAGCAAATCGTGGATCAATGTGATCAGCGTTTGCCCTCAATGAGAGTTTGAATCTAATAATATCTCGGTTAAATGATTCCCCAGCAGTTGGGGATTCTTGTTCTATTAAAGCGGCCTGCCTGATTTGCGTAATAAACCATGGCTTTTTATCATCAACTAGGTACCAGGCTTTCGAGGTTCCATCGACTGTAGCGTCATTCTTAAACATGAAACGAGTCACGGTTAGAGCTGCAATTGATTCGATGGGATTGATTGCAAAACTATTCCCCGTAGTACCTGCAGTACCCGTTACTGAATTAGAGGGATAGAATGAGGAGTTCAGTAATACAGCTGCATCGAATCTAAATGCTGGCCCTATGATCAATCGGTTAGGGTCTACACTCATTTTTAACCCTAAGAGATTTTTCTGATTCATGAGCCCGATGAACGAAGCCTGTACCGCTGCTTGAGTCAGAATGGTGTACGAGCTGGGTCGATTAGCACCACCCCCCACTAACGATGTACTCCACGGGTAGTTAGTCTCGGTCGACGGTTTAGTTTCAGTATTTGGAATGCTTAGGGTTGAATAGTTAGCAACTGCACCGCCTGTAAACACCCCGGCTAGTTTCGCATAGGTCATTGCCTCAAGCGCCAGCTTTGCGTACTCACCAAGGAGACTAGCTTGCTGAGCAAATTGTCCCGTTTGGTCATCCTCTAGAAGTCCCTTTTCGATTGGATAGATCACACCATATTTACGATTGATCAATTTAATATCTAACCCAGCTGCTCTACTCTCTGGATATAATTCCTGGGATCCAACCTCGCTTAAAAATGATAACCCATGCAGTGGTGCATAGAGTTCCTCACGTTTTGTACTATTTACAGTTTTAGTCCACGATTCAAACGTTGTGGGTACGGTCTGATAACTCGAATTCACTAACGTCTGAACACCGGCTCGAAGTACCTGAACGAATGAGCTAGATGAATCTGCCTCTTGGAATGCGACATCAACCGATGGACACCCGCATTTTTGAGCGACCTTGTTCCAATTAAATGAGTCTTCATGAACAGGGAACGCATTTTTATCTGCGAAATCAATTCCCTGTTTTCTCTTAAAACTCTCACGCATGTATTTTATTTCTTTAGACTCCCAAAGATTTTTCTCAATGCGTTTTGTATTTTCCTCTTTAGCTTCATTTACTAACACTGTTTTATTACGTGAATTAGTCCACGCATTACTCTCAGACATTTTTTTAATTTCAGATAGAGTTAGCATTGTTTATCCTTATTATTAATATTGTATATCGCCTGAACCTAAACCGAATCGGCATCCAACTAGCACATTCCCGGTCTGGCCTGCAGCTGCAGATGCTACGGCCTTATCTTGAAATATACCTATGTGTAGAGCATTGCCGGGGTCTGTAGATGTGACTATTTGTGGATCGGTTGTAACCGGGTAAACTTTATCACCTGGGTTAAATGCATCTGATGTTTTGAGTGTAAAAAATGCGACGACTCCATAAACAGGTCCTGCCACATCAGAAATTCCTTGAGCTGCATCTACAGCGGTTGAGTATGCGCTAGCCACTTTTCCACTCACTACAGTTTGTCTAGCAACACCAAGGACTGTAGCAGCATCACCGGATGCTGCGATTGGTTTAATGAGGTTAGCACTGTCGTCGAAATAAAGGATATCACCTTGGTTATACGTGACTGCAGTACTCAGCACAGGGAACGCGCTTTCGAACATGCTTTTTGGTGCAACGGATCGATAGATATTATTTTTAGCTACTGACATTTTAGCCTCCTTTTTCTTTAAGTTTAATCCACGCAGTCTGAAAACGAATTATTCTTTTCGTTTGAATCAGGCCTACGGGATTGTTTTTCAGTAAAGAAAACAGAGGTATCGGTGCTGAATTCCTCTGCACTGGTATCCACCGCTTTCATGAATAGATCATACATTTGATCAATCTGATATTTGGACTTAGGCATCCCGAGAGCTTCACGGAATGCTTTTGTAATTGAATTGGGTCTTTTAGACTTAGCTAGTTTTGATTCTAGGTAGTCACGAAGCTCATATTTAGTTACTGATTCTTTGAGCTTTGCAACTTCAGCAGAGAGCGTGACAATTTTTTTAGATTCCTTATTAGGTTTTTCTGAATCTTCATTTTCTTTTTTCTTGCTCTCATCCTCAAAGGCCTCGGTCTGTTTAGCCATTTTCATACCTATTTTTTTAGCCATTTTCAGATGGTTTCCAGCGGCTTCATAGGCCTCGTCTTCATTCATTCCTTCACTTTGATACGCCTCATAAGCCTCCTTAGCCATACCATGAGCCTCTGAATCCTCGGCATGTTCATCTCCTAAATATTGTTTAACCATTTTCTGGAATAGATCGACGTCTTGTTTTTCATCGTCATGAGGTTTTTCTTTCCCCTTGTCATCTCCCTTGTCTCCACCTTTCCCTTGCGGAGGTAAGGCTTCTTTTTTAGTTTCTTGGTCTTCATTTTCTTTGAAACGCTTATTTGATTTCATAGTTTTTTTCCCTTCGATCATTTTAAGAACTTTTCCACCTGCACCGGCTTCAGTCACAAGGTCACACGAAACAGCTTCATTGAGTTGTGATACAACTCTGAGTTCATTAATCCCCTCACTCGCAGCTAACTGCAGTTTAGGTAGTGCATTGTCTGGAATTTCAAAATCAGAGATGAACTCAACAATAGGTACGTTTTTGGCTTCTCCGCTAGCATTTATTGAGAGTCCAATGAACTCACCATTATTATAATTTTTTGAATACTCTAATGCAGTATTCAAACGTGAGATGGCCCATTGCGCCGACGGGTCATTTCTGTCTATACAGAGGTTAGCAGTTAGAGCCCCCCCACTCTCTACATTTTCAAATTTAACGTCTTCAAAAAACCCGATTATATCTCGAGTTGAACGCTCAGGGAGTATTTGTTCTTCTAGTGATGAGGGATGGTCTGCATAACATTTCTTACCTTCAAATAGTTTTGCAGTAGCTGCATTCTGTAGCGCCTGATTCGTGTAGTAAAAACAATCCTTGAGATTACCTAAACCCTCTTGGATGAGGATAACCCTGAACTTAGTGAAATGTTTATCTGATTTTTGACTCGATTCACGTTGCCGTGTATGAATATTTACTTGCATGCTTTTACCTTTTTTTGGGGTCTTAGAACCGCTGTGTGAGTTGAAGCATCGTCGGCCTCTACAGATTTCTCACGCGGTTTTAGAACACCCCCCTTTTGCAGCACTTCAGAGTGTTTAGTCATTGGCTACAACCTTGCCTCTGAGTTTCATTATTTCTTTAGGCCAGAACCGAATCACGATTTCTATTTCGTTATGTGTAGATGTCCCGTGTATAGGCATTGCTACGGGTTCCATCTCTAGCTCTGATATATTGTAACCCTCATTTTTAACGATCGTTTCGAGGTGTTCAAGGGAGTCGCATTTATATTGGTCCATCCACATGTATCTCTGTTTAACGAGTTGTTTTTTGAAAATTTGAGTTGAGTTATCTACAGAATCAAATAGCTCAGTCACATGTCCCCGCCATTTATCTGGATCTTTTTTGAATGTCTCAAATGTTGGGAAACTAGTGTTCTCGATTAACCACCCGATGCTATCGGTTAAATCAATATCAGAGTGTTCTGTCATTTTTTTTAATCCCCTGTTTATCTGTAGACGTTAGTGCTGCTACTCCAGGGTCCTCATCACTAGATGAACCGGATACCCCTGGGTCCTGTGGCGGTGCTGTGAGTGGCATCATAGCAGTCGGTATTTCAGGAATTTGAGTAGCTATGTCTTCCATCTCTTCGTCGTAGTTATAGTCATCAATCCCCAGCTCACTCGCAGCAATAGATGCTACCCGTTCAGGTTTGAACCATTTGGCTTGCTCACAGAGGAGCAGGTCCTTTAATTTCTGCGATCTATCTTGAGTGATCAGTTCCGGGAAAATCACGTCACATGGGATTTCAGGTAACCCAGCTCGTTTCATTACTAGACGCCACATTTTCCTGAGCATACGCTCTATAACTTGTCGGCGTTTTTCCATTTTCTTAGTAACAGGTTCTGTAGCAACAAGGGCACTCGCGCGGGTACTGCTACCCCCGATATGAGTACCAAACCAATTGGTTGGGATACCCGTACCCGCTGATACGCAACTCAGAGCCCATTGAAACGCATCTGAAGTTCCTCCTCCGGTTGCCGTGTTGCCTAGGTATTGCCGTTTTACTTTAGAGTCATGCACGAACTCAGAGCCCGCTGGAGGGATTGTTCCCAGCTCTGCTTGAGCTGAAACGTATGCATCGATATCTGTTTGATCACCGTCTATCTGAGTGTCGATAGAATACGCAGATGCTTTTTGTAATCCGATGAGTGAATAGTTAACTGCGTCTCTGAGACGTTTCAGATAAGATAGAACGGGGAAATAATCAGACCGTCCCCTCTTTTCATTTGAGACTGAATTGATTTTATAGTGATGCATTTGAGTTGCAGGTATTTGCCGATAGATGAATTTCAGGCTAGGTTGCATTGAGCTTGAATCGGCTCGGTCATTAGATAACCCACTCGAATAGATTTGATATTGAGTAGGAGCTAACCATACATAGAGTAGAGGTCTCTGAATGTCTTCGGGGTACCCCACAATTTCGACTATGTTCGACGGGTCTATGAGTCTAACCCGTGGAATGACGCCTCGAGGCGGGGTATCACCTGGAGATAGCCCATAGGTTATTTTAGTCTCATTATTTGGTAACTCATAAAACATACTCTCACCATAGATTGAAATCTCTTGGCAGAATTGGTCAGTCTGTTCTTGGAAATCATTTGCTTCCTCGAATGATTTCCAAGCCGCCATTGCGAGTTTCCCGATCCGGTCATTAGTATCGCATTGCATGTCAAATCCAGTACCAAGCACAAAATCACTCGTGATCTGAGTAATCGCTCTCGCAAACGGATCATGGTGATACGCAAAAAATGCTTCTGAATGCATCCGAATATAATCGGAATAAAAATAGAGCTGCTTATAGAAGGGCCCGCCTAAAAGTGGCGTGAAATCATTCCCAGTTGAAAAACTAGGCTCTGAATCAGTCCCAAAAAAATCAGTTTCACGGAATTTAATTTTATCTAGTTTAGAGGATACGTATGATTCTCTAAACATCTGTTTACTAATTGACTGTTTAACCCAACGTCCCTCCCTCACCCCCCAAACCTGAGCATCTAGGTCTATATGTTTATATCTGTCTAGTGCCTCTAACATCTCAACTGTTGTGTGAACTCCTAACGGGTCATTACCATCCCACGGTTTGAATGAATCGTCATAGTCATAGTCTTTCCACGCACTAGCAGTTAGGATTCTGGAGCGAGATACTTTTTGTTGAATGGGTTGTGGGTCTAAAATATCGGTCATGAATTAATCCAATCGTTAAATGAATTCCATTCCTCTGCTTTTTTTTCAGTGTCTATGGGTTCAACATCACCGACAGGGTCAATGTCACATCTGCATTTAAAATGAGCAGCGGGTACTATAGCGTCGCATAGTTCAGCATCTATCTCGCCTGACTGCAGTCCCTGCTCTATCTCGGTTGTAGTTTTCCCCATGCGTTGTAGACAGCATTCATCGGTGCTACTATCTATGACTGCGATCCAAACAAAATCTTTAATGCCCATGTCGTTAGCGGCATCTATTTTTGATGACCTCACCTGTTCTACAAAATCCTGAGTGACCTCTTGCTCTAACTCCCAGTTGTATTGTCCGGTCTCTTCTATTGGTATTTTATCGTCGAATCGTGAGGGAGGTAGGTATGTAGTTTTATAATCTTCCACAACTTGTTCCCATTCCTCATCAGTGATGAAACCGAAATCAAACCATTCCCTAGTTTTTGGTTTTTTATCTGCTTCACGAATCGCTTTTAAATGTCTGGGAGGTCTCTTGTATGAAATGATTTTGGGATAGGCTTTTTCTACATCGTCTAATATCTCACTCATTTTTTTATTTGATATAATAGATAGATTGAATGCTTTCATGATCCGAGCGCGGAGAGACATGAGGATAGCCCAGACTCGTTTGTCTAGTTGTCTGTCATCATAATCTAGCCTATTGATGGCATCTCTTTTATGTTTTTCAAAATGAGATCTATTCAGGTTAGGTTTACGTTTCGTGGCTCTACCGATTGCCTCTAGTTCTGATGTATATGTGAGACCTAGCACTGATACTCTCATCCTGAAAATACGTTCAACTAACCGTGAATGGAGATGAGAAAATGAGTGTCTGATATACTCCTCCAGTGCCTGAGATATTGCACCCATCGAATAGACATCGAGGTTATCTGAGATAGCCAAACGAGCGACGATGCCAGATAGATTTTCTAATGTGCTATCTAATATACGAGACAAGTCAATTTGGGTATGTACATGGATCTTTTCCAGCGCTTTATCGCGGTCCTGTATAAACGTTTTATAACGCTTTGAATCAAGCATTGTTGAGGGTCTCACTATTAATGTTTAAGCTCAGGAATGAAACTTTGCAAATATGCGCAATAAAATAATAGACAACTAACGGCCTATAGAATCATAATTAGAATATTAAAACTAAATAGGAGCTGTACGCCATGGAAGGCACCCGCAAACGGAATTGCACCTGTAAGGGCAGAGATTCTTTACTTACACTAATCGATAACATTCATCCGCTTCTTAGAATCACGATCCCATCGATTGGGTTGGTGTTATGGTTACAGGGGAATTTTGCTAGCATTAAAATGGTGCAGCAACAAGAATCCAAAATCATTGAAACGAATGTCAGGCTTGATAACCAGTACAAGGATTTAAAAACAATTGTTGAACAGAGGCACCAAGAAAGTTTAAATCATTCAAACGATAACCGTGACCGAATGATTGCGGTCATGAGTGAGATAAAAGATTCCTTAAAAACTTTATATTTAGATAGACAAACGAAACGCTAGTCGTCATCATATTTAAACATACAGCAATTCACGGATGAATAAGGGGAATAGATGAGCCACGATAGTTTAGTAGCAATGTTACTTACATTATTAACCATTAGTGAAGCACTGGGCGGAATAAAATCCATCTCAGCAAATTCAATATATCAAGTCATTATGAGCCTAGTTAAAGCACTATACAACGCTGTCACCGGGAATGGTGAGCCTAAAACATCATAGTCCGTCTAGGCCCTATAAGATCACCTCGCGTATTGTCTTTACACGCGAGGTGATCTAGCTTTGAAGAAGAAGAGTTATGTAAAAAAAGGCATCAACGAATTCTGAAATTACTTAGAAAGCCCACTGCATTTAAAAGATACACTAAAAAAATAATAAATATAAGTGTATATAAAAGCGACCTAATCGGTTGACTAATTGGAACTAGCATTTCTAAAAAATGCAGTATGACAACTACAATCAAAACAACTAGCAGCAAAGAAATGAGAGTCATCGCTCAATAATCCTCATGAGGTTAGGTTTCTGTCTCCATTCTGGAGAGTAGTGTACAATCGGGTAGCCGAATGCATCTGATGAATGAGTCAGGGTTGGGTCCTTAGTTTTATCTAAAATAGCCTCGCCAGAATCTCCCTTCCACACAACTCGCTCTAAATCTTTTTTTAGCATCTTGCAGTTTTTAGGATGATACCAGAGGTGTACAGATCCATCTGCAGCTCTGAGTCTACCGTTCACAATATTGACTCTGTCCTTAACTAGACCGTTAGATTCAGGGGTTAGGTTTTTACAGGGTATACCCGCCTCTTTTAGGGCTTTCATAATAATACTGTAATCAGTTTGTCCCGCTGCAGATGTTTTCCGGGACTTACCGGTAGCATCTCCTATGATCACAACTCCAGGCGGATGGCCCTTAACTTTATCAATTAGGAGTGGACACATTTCTTGAGTGTCCGTATTTTTCATAGATATCTCATCACCGAAGTAAAAGTCTTCTCCCTTAAATTGACCTAGTTCCCAACACATCTGCCCGACATTAAAATCTAGCCCTATGACAATAGGTAGATATGGGCTCCACAGATCACCAGTACGAGCAAATGGATTATTAAGCAGCTGGTTATCTACACTATGGTTTTTGTAAACCTTGCCTTTACCCATCTCTCTAAATTCTGCATCGATCTCTTGAGCATACTCATCCTCACTCATGGTAGAACGAGTTGATTTCAATTCATCATCAGTCCACCACCAGGCAGATGACGACGGAGCGTGAAACGTAGACCATTCTTTTGGGTTATCTTTAGCTTGATTAAATAGGTCATAGAAGTGCTCAAATCCGTTTGTAGTAGATAGAAAATCGGCCCACCCGCTTCTGCGAGTGAGCATAGGTCTAATAATTTTAGGCCAGAGTTCCGGATGTTGTTGTCGGTATTCATCTATGATGACACCGTCTAGGGTTTCCATACGTAGGTCCTCGAAGTTCCAACCTGATTTAAAAAATATTGTTGCACCGTTTTTTAATTTAGCCTCGTGAGTGCTACGGTTAATCGCAAATATAAACGGCTTGGCGAAATTCAAATATCTATTGAACGCGATTCTAGCAGCATCGTTAGTTTGCCCAATGAACCAATAAACACCGCCCTGACGACCCTGCAGGGGTTTATAGAGTGCTTTTGTAATCCCATGTGTAGTTTTCCCGGATTGTCTTCCCCATGCTGCTATATTGAATCGGCTAGATGAATTGCCAATGAGTTGTTGCGGCACTGTACGTTTAGGCAGCCTTAGGTGTATTTGATTCTGTTTCATCGTCAAATGTTAGGACGTAAACATTTTGTTCTCGTTGTTCAATTGATGTTTTAGGTTGGTCTGTATACCCTAGCATCTGTTTAGATAACCAGATGAGCATTGTGATGGATCCCTTGCCGTCACTCATAGCTACAGTCCACATTTTTCTTTTCAATGACATTTTGCCGTGTGACCGGCCTTTTTTAAGCGCAGCGGCAAATCGACGTTCAATGGTACGTTTATGGACATCAAAAAAATCTGCAATCTCTTCTACACTACAATTAATCGAGGCCAGCTTTATAACCTCGTCTGTGTTGATAACCGCCTTAGGTCTTGGCATTAACCTCCTCGGTTATTTCCTGATTCGATTCTATGTTTTGGAGCGCCATGGTCGGAGTTACACCGCCCTCTTCCGGTTGGGTACCAGACGCAACGTCACTAGGTTTGTTTTCATTCGCATTAAAACATTCCCCACAATTAGGACATTGAGTAATCAAAGGCGTTAGTTCATCTAATTTGCCTTGTTCTTCTTCTGTTCCTACTTTGAAAATAGGTGTATCAATTGAAAAATCTTTAATCCCAAGTAGATCAATATTGAAATCAGGACCTAGATCTCCTAGGTCATTGTTAATCCCAGCTAGATCTAGTTGAGCCCAGAGAGAAATGGCGTTGTCAGATACCCCGTGCGCGTATTCTTGTTCAGGGCTATCGAAGTCCTGGTAAATTGCCGGTATATGAGTCATACCTAGTTTCTGAGCTGCGAGGTACCTACCCGCACCCGCACGTACTATCCCAGTCTGATTCGAGATGGTTACGGGTACTCTAAATCCCTGGTATTTTATTATATCTACGAGTTGTTCTATCTGTTCTGGGGGATGTTTATTCCTGTTATTTGGATCGAGCTTAATATCTTCTATTGGGACTAGTATGATTTCTTTTGATCTAATTTCCATAATTATGATGTCCCTACCTCATCACTCATAATTGCATGCATAATATCTTGAACCTGATCTTTAGGAATGTAGTTATTATTGTTATCGCCGATCTCAAGAAGCCCGCATAGGATTGAAACCCTGAACGTTAAATCCGAACACCATTCCTTTAAATCGTTTGTTGGGATTTGATAACTGTCCTGTGCATCTATCGTTATAGTTTGGATGACGATATCGCTATTAGTTACGTTGTATGCATATAGATCCATAAATTATATTTTCCTCAGTTTTGATTTACAGTGGCCACACAGGTAATGGACGTCCGCGTAGCCTTTTGAAATAAACTCTTCTCTACATGTAGAGCATGTTCTCACTCGGCATTTAGAACAGTAGCCTGATTTATGTTGAGTGATATTGCTGCATGTATCCGTCTCACATCGTGAATAAATGCTTTTATCAAACGGTGATTCTGATATTTGGGGGTTACTCATTTTCTTTTATTTCAGCTAACGCCTTGAATACTGAATCATGATTCCATGGATCCATTGTGTTTTTAGGATATCCGTTTTTCATCATGCAAGAAATAATACCGATTCTAATTTCATTGACGATTGAGATGTCATAGAGAGATTTCATTGTAGTAAATGCCGTTTTAACCATTTCAGCATGCCCCTCTTGATCTAAAGCCATTACTCCGTCCACTGCATGCAAAAATGATTCTGAGTTACCTGGTGTGTATGTACATACCCCTGGTTTCCTGAACTCAGGGAAATCTGGAGCTACACACATAGCTCCGGCATGAAGCGCCTCGATATATGCAATATTACTTTTGCACTGGTTAAAGAAGCAATCGACTAAAGGGAAAACTACGACCTTGGGTCGTCTTTTATAAATGTCCTTGAAATATAGAAATAGGTCCTGTTCACGATGACACGAATAATTATTAACATTAATTTTTGAGGTTACCGAGAAAGGAGGGGCTCCTAAGAACTCTATAAAATAAGGCAAATTACTCAATGCTGGCAAGACCGATTGTAGATCACCCTCATGTGTAGTAGTACCACGCCATATGACTTTTTGTTCTCTCTCATCAGGTACCTCATCTCTATACGTGAATAGATCACTGCGATAGGCGTTAGGTACTAGCACTGTATTTTTATTTATTATTAGGAATTTATTTTGTAGAGCCTGAGTTGAACACGTAACAACATCTGCACATAGAATCATTTTGATCATGATTTGCTGAACGTATGGGTTATTATAAATTTCTCTACTCTGATTCCATTCGGGCACCTCAAATAACCAATCGTCATAATCAACCCAAGTGAGCACGTTTAGGTATTTAGAGATGCACATGAGTGTATGATCAACTTGCCTACATGGCCGATGGAAAAACACGATATCGTATTTAGAGAGTATATCCCACCCGCTATCCCGATTCACATCAAGAACATCGCATGTGATTTCTCCGTCTGAATATTTTTCTAAATAATTCATAGGACCACATGCTCTGTAGAATGAGTTTGAGTCCATCGTGGAAGGAGATACGATTAAAATTTTAGTCATTTAATTTCTTCTTTAGTGAATAGTATATTTTACTAATGTGTTCTTTTAATATGAGCTGCATATAAAGAAGGTCCGGCAATCTCATATTTTCAGACATATCTAAAACAGTACCCTGCTCAGACATAGACATTACTACAGTACAGTAAGGTTTTAGATTTAAATGCTGATTTAAAATATAATCCGCAGTCCTTTTTTCTGGTATTGAGTCACTCATGAACACTCCATTCGATCGAACCTGGTTAGTCACCTCGGCATTTTGTAAATCAGAGCTGCTAAAAGATCTCTTAGCTCATGTCTATAAAACCCCCCCACACAACGTATTTCACGTCATATTAGATAACCATTACCCGATCGACAAGTTAGAAAATAGTAAATCAATAAAACGCCTCGCTCATGAATATGACTGCACGTATATCGATAACGGAAAAGATCTCGGGCTTCATGGCTCATTGAATAATACGATTAAAACACTAGGCATAAAAAGTAATGATTTATTCATTTGCCTAGATCCTGACGATAGACCGACTCCTGGATTTTGTGATGCTATGAGAGATGTCATGTCAATTGACGATACGATCGGAATGCTTGGTCTTAATTTCTCAGTCATTGAGATGAAATTCGAGAAATCAAAACACTGGTACGAGTCAAAGCAAGTAGACAATTATAACGTTTGGTACCATAAAACTCTCGAAATGATTAACGTGTGTGCATACAGAATGAGTATGGTTTTAACTGCCAATGGGTTCCAAGAACTATTCGAGTACTATGGCGGAATTGAATCGGCATTATACCCCTACATGAAAATGCTAGGATTGAAACTCGCGTATCTATCGGAATACAGATCCGATAAGCCGTGGGTTGATAGAAATAACCCACTTTTTTTTGACCGAGAATATCGGCAATGGAAAGACGATCACATCACGAATCAATTTCGCGGCTCATTTGAGGAATGGCTCAAGAGATGAACCTACCCAGCACCATGACCGAGCCTATAACTAGAATAGCAACAAGCAGGAAATGAATCGTGTCCTCAATTGTAGCTCTGCGTTTCAGCGGAAACCTATTTTCAAAATC